GTATGGCATGACGTTTCCCGATGTGTCCAACAAGGAAAGATATACCATTTATCAGGTGGTGGACCCTGCGGGTGCCAGAAACCATGTCTCGATATGGGCTGCCGTTGATGATCGGGATAATGTATACATCTGTCGGGAGTGGCCTGATTGGGACACATATGGAGAATGGGCTGAGTTTGGGGATCCCAAGTGGAGGTATGGTCCTGCTTCCAAGAAGATAGGGTTGAGCGTCCATGGATATTGCGAGTTGTTCGATGAGGTGGAGGATGACTTGGGTGTAGAGGTATTTGAGCGAATTGGTGACTCCAGGTTCTTTGCCAAGGAGAACGAGAACAATGAAGATTTGTTTATGTCCTTCGAGGAGTATGGATTTACATTCGTTCCATCCGATGGCCGGATGGAGGAGGTGGGATTGTCCGCATTGGATGAGTGGTTTAATTACAACCCAAATGAGCTGATTGATGCGGCCAACCGCCCGAGGTGTTACATTCACGAGAGCTGCCGCAACCTTATCGACAGTCTCATCAACTACAACTCAAAGGGGAAAATGGACGAACCCCTTAAGGATTTCTTTGATGCTATACGCTATTTGCGAATGGCAAATTTCGGAGAAGGTCCTGTCCACGTAACCGCTCGCGACTTGGCCGTCACTCGTCGAGCTTCTGGAGGATATTAAATGAAAATAAGACTAAGCGAATTAGCCCGTCAGGGCCATTATGAGTGGGATGATCTATTGGCATTGGCCAAGGAAAAACTGTCCGATGATATGATAACTGGTGTGGGTAAGAACACCTGGATAAGTGAGGAAGGCCAAGATATCCTCTCGGAGGCTGTTGATGTCCCAGAAGCCACTCCAGCCCACTACAAGGGACAGGTTATCAAAGTGGCTCCAAATAAGAAGTATGTATATGCTTATATTAGGGAAAACAGCATGAAGGTTCCAGTCTTGGTACCGAAGAAATTGGCTCAAAAGCTAGTAGGCAAAATTATTTTGATAGAAGCTATACGGGATGTCAGTGGAACGTCTTACAGGTACAGAAGAACGTAAGCTGGATTCGTTGGTTCTGTGTCGTAGCTGGCAGTCAGAACAAATCGATCGATTGCTTGGGTGGGAGGTCTGGAGAGCTTTCGCCACAGGAAATTGGCATGCCGTTATGGATCCCATCGATTTTTGTGATAGAATAGGCGTTAATAAAAACTACACCCAGGTAGTCGTGGAGAGAGTCTGCGAAAAAGTGAAACACATTTAACATGGAAACAGACTATTCCAAAGCCATTACATATGTTGCCAAGGAGCCGGACATAGAGGCTTTGCGTCAAGCATACCAAACCACCGACACTGAGCTTGAGTCTTATTACCACTTGTGCCGCACGTCTTACGACGATCGCCGCAACTGGTGGCCGGGGAAGAGTCGGGACTTGCGTAAGCATGGTGCTGATGCGTTTCCATGGGATGGTGCGTCTGACTTGGAAAGTCATGTTATTGATGAGCGTGTTACCCGGCTAGTATCTTTGTTTATGTCCGCCCTAAACCGAGCGAACATCCAGGCTTTCCCTGTTGAGGTGGCTGATGTGCCAAGATCTAAGGTGGTAAGCAACTTCTTGAAGTGGATGACTACGTCAGGATACATTCCACGCTTTAAGCGTGAAGCGGAGCTGGCGGCCAACTACTTCTTGGAGCGTGGTATTATGATCACCTATTGCGGGTGGTTGATGGAAGACCGCACCTTCAAACAAAAATTTGACATGCAGCGTATCGCTGCTGCTGACCCCAACCTAGCCCAAATGATATTGGATGGCACTCAAGATGATGAGGTGGTCATTCAGATGCAGGCGGTAATTAAGGTGACAAAGGAGAACGCAAGGAAGGCATTGAAAGATTTGCGTAAGTTTGGCATGGCTGAAGTGCCTACGGTGAGGCGGCAGATCAATGCACCTGAAGTAAAGACATTGGCTCCCGATGGTGATTTCATTTTTCCTGCATATGTCACAGACCCCCAACGTGCGCCATATTGTTTCTGGCGTACCTACTACACCGCACAAGAGTTGCAAAACAAGGTGATTACGGATGGGTGGGATGAAAATTTCGTGGAACACATCGTCTCTAACTTCTCTGGAGTGAACATAAACTCCTTGGAGAGGGAACAGGAGGGAAGGCGTAGCATATCAATAACTGACGATGCTTACGAGGCCGAGGAACTAGTAGAAATAATACACGGATACCAGAGATTGATCGATGAGGCCGACGGGTCAGAAGGGATCTATGAGACAGTGTTCCACGAATCTTTTTCGGGCGATAAGGGCTTAGGTATACCTGGGTATGCTAAGTTCGAGTTGCTCAATGGCTATGAGGACTACCCTGTGGTAGTCACACGTTTTAGCGAGGATACTAAGCGTTTATATGACACCATGAATGTTCCATCGCTTCTGCGGGGAATACAAAGCCAAGTAAAGGTAGAACGCGACAGTCGCATAGACAGCAACAGCCTGTCCACCCTTCCTGCCGTTACGCACCCGAAGGGACGTAAACCCGAAGAGATAGGTCCAGGAAGATTTATTCCGGAGGTGAGAGCTGGTGAGATAAGGTTTATGCAAGGACCGGGTTTCAACCCCGGATCGGTTGAGATGGAGAACAATCTCCAAGAGCAGGCCGATCGCATGGTGGGGCTGGATGAACAATCTCCCCTATCTGGAGTGAGGCGTCAATTTCTGGTAGATAAATATTTGCAGCACATGGCCGAGGTAATCGCGTTGTGCTACCGAAACTTCCAGAGGTTTGGACAAGATAATATATTTTTTAATGTTACCGGAGTTCCAGATCCTCAAATGTTCAGTAAAGGCAACCCTGACGAAAACTTTGATATTACCATTAGTTTTGATGTTCTCAATGCCGATGGTGACAAGCAGGAAGCCAAAATGAATCAACTACTTTCCTTGGTCCAGATGGACCGGAATGGCCGTATAGATATGGACAAACTCCTATCTGCAATAGCTTCTTCTATCGATCCCGTTTTAGCGGATGGCGTGATGAGGCCAGTAGAAGCGGCACAAGACCAAATGTTAAAAGACATCACTGATGACTTATCCAAAATTTATGCAGGCATCGAAGTTCCGGCAAGGCCGAATGGCTCTCAAGCGGCTATTCAAATCATTCAACAATATACTCAGCAACCGGATGTTCAAGAGCGTTTGCAGCAAGATGAGGCTTTTGCAGCCCGTCTTCAGAAGTATGCTGGACAGTATCAGTTCGCTATGCAGCAAGCTCAAAACGCCCAAATAGGTCGTATAGGGACGCAACCAGCCCAGATGGGACAGATGCAAACTCAAGGCATGCAGAAGTAATGCCGGATAATAAAAGTACATCTCAATACGGAAAAGACCGAGAACACTTCCTGAATTTAAACAGGATGGCTAAGTCGGTTAGAAAGTATTTTGGAAAAAATCCTGTAATAGAAGCAGCCATGTATGGCAACTCGGGCGTAGAGACTGGAAACAGTTTTGCATACGACCAGAAGCAATATGGTGGTGGCGGAGGATATGGTGTTTTCCAATTTGATTTTCACAAACCTTATTACAGGGAATATCTGGAAGAGGAGGGCTTGCCGGATAACACGGATAATCAAGTGAGGTATGTTTACGAAAACATATACGGAAAAAAGCAGAATGTTCTTGGTGCAGGCAATGCCAAGAAACTCAGAGAGGCATTCCAATCTGATGATCCAGAATTTGTAAGTGATAAGTTTATGGAAATATTTCTTCGTCCAGGAAAACCTCACCGCGATCGGCGTGTAGATCTTTCCAAGAAATACCATAAACAACTAGTAAAAGCATATGGCGACGAGTCCGGAGAATGATGTAGCTTTTCTTTCGAAGTACGAGCAGTTTGCTCGCTTCATTAACATCATCAAACAACGCCGGGAATCTTCAATAGCCCGCCTACGCGGATCCTCTCCCGATGAGGTGATGCAAATATCTGGAGAAATATCGGCATACGATGACATCCTCCAAGATTGCGACTACGAAGATCTGCTAAAAAAATGGCATGCTTATGTGGAATGAGTTGTTTCCTGTGATATAATCACGGCTCGCCATCGCTAGGCGTAATAAGCGGAAACAGCAAAACACATGAGTGAAGTAGTCGAGGCGATCGCTGATGCCTCTCAAAACACAGCGGAAAACACTAATATATCCGCGTCTGACTTTGAAATTAGACGTGCCAGGCAAATGGAAGAGCAAGCTGTTCCTCCTACACCTGAACCGGAGGCTGAGGAGTCTTCCATTTCTGAGGATGTTGAGACTGAGTCCCAACCCCAGGAGGAAGAAGAAGTCCAAAGCCAGACAAATGTTCTTTCAAATATCGACTTGGATAATTTATCCGAGACGGAAATAAAGCAACTCTCCGAGGCATTATCCAGCCGGGCGGTTGATCGTTTTGGTCAACTCACCGCAAGGGCTAAAGCTGCCGAAGAGAAAGCAAGAGATCTTGAGGATAACTTAAAGACCCAGCAAGAGCAGGTTCTTTCGGCCACTTCTGAAATCGAGAACAATCCCTACGACGATCTGAAAAGTGTCTCGGACATCCAAAACAAAGCCAAAGAAATCAATGATGTGATTGAATGGGCTGAGGATGTCCTATTTGAGTCTGCCGATTACGGACCTGATGAACAGGTTACCGAATCAAATGGGCAGGCTATGACAAAATCTCAGGTGCGTGAAGCGCTGAAACAAGCCAGGAAGTCTCGTGATAAATACCTACCGGATCAATTCCGCACGGTAAAGAAGGTGGAGGATGCAACTAAGCTACGCAAGGAATATGGTCAGAAAGCTATAAAGGAGTTCAAGTGGCTAGGCGACAAAGAAAGCGAGCAGACTAAACAGTTTGTGCAGCTAGCCAGCCAACCCGCACTCAAAAAGGCTTATGAGCAAAATCCTGATTTAAGCTGGCAGTTGCCTTACCTATTGGCCCATTCGGTTAATAGCATGTACGGCGGCAAGTCTAAGCCATCCACAAATGCACAAGATGCATTCAAGCCATCTCCGCCCAAAAGTCCGTCTCCGGCTGGAGCCAAGTCCGATAAGTCTGAGGACAGTTCGTCCAAAGCACTGAAAGATTTGTCATCACGGTTTAAGGAATCTGGCAACAAAGACGACTTCCAGAAATTACGAGAAGCGCGCTGGTCGCGACATCTCACCTAACCTGAACACCTAAAATGGCATTATCAAATACATACGATACAACTAATCCAGGTTCGGCTGTTTCCAACCGCGAAGATCTTAGCGATGTGCTAACCATCTTGGCTCCCGAGGAAACTCCGGTCCTGTCATCACTACCAAAAGTTGCCGCTACTGGCACTTTCCACGAATGGACTGTAGATTCTCTTTCATCTCCCACTACTGCGGGTATTGCTGAAGGAGCTGACGTTACCACTTTCACTGACCAGTTCAGTGGCCGCGCACGTCTTGGAAACTACACTCAGAAGTTCCGCCGGGACTACATGGTCAGCGACCTCCAAGAGGCTGTTGATTCTGTTGGACCTGCTAAGATCGCCCAGGCTGAAGCTAAGGCTATCCGCGAACTGAAGCGTGACGTTGAGGCTACTTTGCTTTCAGCTAACGACCGTGCCGTAGAAGACGGTGCTGGTACCGTTTACAAGTTGCGTGGACTTGGCGATTGGATTGATTCCGCTGGACCGTCTGACGTTCCTTCTGCTTTCCGTACTCCCGCCGATAGCATTCACGCTACTGGTGCGTTCACGGAAACCGCGATGAACAACATCATCACCTCCATCTATCGCGTTAGCGGCAGCACCAACTCTCTGACGTTGGTTGCAGACACCGCTCTTCGTCGGATTATCAGCGACTTTGCTCGCTTGGATCCAGATGGTTCTGGTGCCGGAACTTCCATCCGCAACGTAAACTACAACGGTGAATCCGCTCAGATTAAACTCTCTGTTGAGCTTTATCAGTCTGACCACGGCATTGTTTCCGTTATCAACATGAACCCAGATTGCGCACCTGACACAAGCAACAAGGACACTGGCTACTTTGTCAATCCTGAGTATGCTTGCATCAGCGAACTAATCCCCATGGGCAGCAGCCGTCTTCCAAATCAGGGCGGTGGTGAAAGAGGATACGTTGATTGCGCGCTTACGCTCGGAGTCTACCATCCTGGCGCACATGGTAAAATCACTGCAATCGCATAAGGAGGTAAATTATAATGGCTATCGAACTAAAAAAAGTACGCAACGCTGAAACATTGGCTCTTGGTTTTAACCACGAAGTTGAAATTGACCTGTCTACACTCGGAACAACTGCTGGCTCTGCCACTGCTGTTGACATCCAAGTTGGTGAAGCTGCAATGGCTGGTGGCGTTTACGCTGCTGCTATTATCGTTGACGAGCTTGTCGTCGGAACCAGCATCACGGATGCCACGATCGCTATTGGCGATGATGGTGACGCTGATGGTTTCGTTGATGAAGTGGACGTTTTCAACGACAGTGGAAACCTCGGCAAGATCTTCACCAACACTGGTGCCTTGCTTGACGATGGATTGCACTTGGTTAGTGCGGTTGACCTCACCTACAACTTTACAGGTGAAGGACCGGACGTAGCTACCGCAGGTAAGATTCGTTTGTTGATGGATTATCATCCAACAGCAGGAGAACTCTACGGAGCGTAACTGAATTAAGTTATCATTTCAAGGGGAGGTCAGGCCAGTTCTGGCCTCCCTTTTTCTTTTATATGAATATTATTACATCCCTTCCAAGGTACAGTGATGGAGAAGTAAATCGAGCGTTCATGCGTGAGATTATGACCGGGTTGAAGTTTGAAAAAGCTACTGAAGAATCCCGGACAAATATCGCTAGGAAGGAAGCTGCGGAACTCAAGGGCAAGGAACATCCAGTTCTGGGAAAGCCCGTAGCAGTAATGCCGCATAGGGAGTTCTTCAGACTAACAAAGAAGTACGGAAACGACACCGTGCATTCTAAAGAATTTATACAAGATTACAACAAGAGGTTCAAGGATCTCTCACCTAACAACGCGTAATGCAGGATAAAGCTAATAAAGACTTGTATGATTTGATATCCGCCCTAGCGGGTACATCAGATTTTACCACTGCTGAAATAGCTCATCTATTAGCTTTAGCAAATCGCCGGATGTACGAAGCGTACAACCGCACTCCATATTGGGCTAGATACCTCATCTCCGCAGAACCACGCACCATTGAAAACCAGATAT